GATAGGGGAATTATTCATTAACGGCATACTTGTTGACCTTACAGATAGCGCACCTTTTCCAATTAGCTACAATGTAGGGGATATTAAAGACCTATCGAAACGTAAAGGAACGAGTAGTAAGACAATTACACTACCTTGGACACAAACTAACTTGAATTTGTTTCAATCGGTTTATATGTTTAGTAGTTCAAGTATTGGGAACTTTGACCCAACGATTAGAGCAACGGCACAATATTACTACAATTCAATTTTATTGTTCAATGGATACGCACAATTACAACGCTGTACGCTTAACAAATCATTTGAGATAACACTTTATAGCGAGGTTATAGACTACATTCAGCAAATGAATAAGATTAAGCTAAATGAGTTGGATTTTAGCGAGTACAACCATACGTTAACATTACAGCACCAAGTTGACACGTGGGGCGGTACAGTTGTGTTAAATGGAGTTGATACCAACTTGTTAAATCAAGGTAAAGGTTACTACTATGGACTTACTGAAAACGGCTACGATAGACCTGCAAATGACACGTTTAGGCTTACTGATATTCCCCCACAATTGTACGTTTATGAAGTGTTGTTAAAGCTGTTTCAAAGAGTTGGTATTACGTGGGATAGTGACATTTTAGAAACGTTAGCAGTTAAGAAAATGTTGCTTTGTTACGGTGGTGGTGAATTGCCAAGCATTACGCAAGAACAAGCTGATGATGATAGTGTGTTTGGAACGGAAGACAACAAGGCGGACGGTTTTATTATCAATAGAACTATCAATTTAGTTCGTGACTTAGACCAACCAATAGGCTTACTAAATACTTTTGTAAATAATTTCAGTACGTTTGTTGATGCTACAATTACACAAGATTTATTAACACAAGTTGTTACGGGTGTACCTTTGACAATACGTGCAAAATCGAGAGGGCTTTATGAAGTTCAATACAACGGTGACCACGATTTAAACATCGATATTGTTGGAAATGGAAGCGGTGCTTATACCGTTGATGGTTCTTATAATTTGGCTTTGGTTGTGTTAAAAAATGGTTCGTTAATTTCAAACGACCTAATCTATACGGGTGCAATCACAAGCGAAACAACAACAACTACTTTTACATTTGATTACAAGCGACAAATAAACGTTGAGGTAAACGATGTGTTGACTTTTGGTATTACGTTTATTTTAAACGATACCACATTTACAAGAACGGGAATGAATAGTGCAACAGTAACAACTACAATTGAAAGCGACACCGTAAACATAAACCTACAAAAACAACCACAACAACTTACAGACGGTGGCACGGTGTATCTTAGTGCGTTCCTTCCTGATATGACTGGCGATGTATTCTTTAAGGGGATTATAAATATGCTTAACTTGTATGTCAATCCAAACGAGAACGACCCGACAATATTAGAGATTGAAACCTTAGATGATTTTTACATAGATAGTTCAGACGATTGGACTAAGAAAATAGATTTTAGCGAAGACGTAATTGTTACACCTACAATCAACTTTGCAACACGTAACTACCTACTGAAATTCAAAGACGATAGCGACTATTGGAACACACGATATACAACTGAAACAAATAAGAAATACGGTGCTTTCAATATTGATTCACAAAGTCAATACAACAACGACACTACAATAATCGAGTTACCATTTAGCGCAAAATGTTTAGTTGACGTTCCAAACCTTAATGATGAGGTAACGGATTTGGTTATGCCGTCAAATATTGCAATTGATAACGGTGTTGTTAAGCCGTTCAAAGGCAGTCCTTACATTTGCTATCGTGGTGCGTTAACAAGTGGTAATTGGACACACATTGACGAAAATGGAGACCCTGACGAAAATACAAGCTATCCCTTTATAGGACATACAAACATTAGAGATAATGCAACGTTTGACTTGTTATTCGGAGTTCCTGACAAAGTTTATTACACTGTTACAACCTATCCAAATGATAACTTATATTCTTACCATGAGCAATCAATAACAAGGATAGTTAATAAATTTGGAAAACAAATTGAATGTCAAATGTGGTTATTGCCATTAGATGTAAACCGTTTAAATTTACGCACGATAAAACTAATTGACGGTGTGAAATTCTACATTCAGAAAATTAGTGAATACGATGCGCAACAGAATGTTAATACAACAGTTGAATTAATTAAGATATGAGTACAGAAGCAATTTTTAACCTACGGGTCAATACTGGGAATTCAATTGAAGATATTAACGACTTCGATAAATCAGTTGATAATTTAAACAAATCAATTCAAGAAACTCAAACCACCTTAGAAAGTGGTAAGGGAATTGATGCATTTGAAAAAAACTTAGATGACTTAGATAAGAAGCTAAAAGAAGGTAACCTTTCAATTCGTCAACAAAGCAAGTTAATTCGTGAATATCAAACCATTGCTTTACAAGCTGGAGAATCTTCACCAATTGGTCAACGTGCTATCAATTCAGCTGCGGAACTTACCGACCGATTAGGAGATTTAAGAAACCAAACAACGGCTTTATCTTCGGATACCGTAAAACTTGACACGGCATTACAAGGAATCGAAACGGGCGCATCTATTTTCCAAGGCTTACAAAGTGCAATTGCGTTAACGGGCGTTGAGAATGAGGACTTAGTTCAAACAATGGTTAAATTACAAGCCGTCCAAGGGGTTGTGAATGCTGTTAATGTGGTTGCGCGTAACTTACAGAAAGACCAAATACTAGGGTTACAGCTACGAATAGGACTTGAAAAGGCTAAAAACTTTATATTAACTGGTTCAATTGCTACTACTACTGCTATGGCTGGTGCTGAAGGTGGGTTGACTACAGCTACATTAGGCACAACTACAGCAATGAAACTACTTAGAGGTGCTTTAATTGCTACGGGAATAGGTGCAATAATCGTTCTAATTGGTACTTTGATAGCTAATTTCGATAAAGTTAGTTCGGTTGTTCAGAAATTTAGTGGATATGTTTTAAAGGCTTACGATTATTTCGATAATTTAGGTGTTGCGGTTAAGGTTTTAATAGGTATATTTTTTCCATTTATCGGTGTTGTTTACGGTGCAATCAAAGCACTTGAATACTTTAATATTATTGATAGTAAAACAGAACGAGACCAAAAAGCAAGGCACGAAGCTAATATGAAGCGTGTAGATAAATCCCTCGCTAAACAAGAACAACAACGCAAAGCTAAAGAAGATGCTTACAATGCAGAAGACAAATCGTTAGGTCGACAAATTGCACTACTTGAAGCACAAGGCAAAAGTTCAGATGCTTTGGTAGAGAAGCGTTTAAAAAATTCTATTAAATTTCAAAAAGAACTATTAAAAGAACTTGAATTAAATGAGCGTATATTAAAAGCTACCAACGCAATGGGAGTAAATGATGAGCTTATTGCAGAAACAAAGAAATCAATTCAAGAAACAAAAGATGCTATTTTAGATGCAGAAAACCAATTAGATATAAACAAGGCTAACATTGATAAAGAACGTTTAGATAACGCTAAAAAAGCAAATGAAGACAGGCTAAAAGCTGAACAAGACTATAATAAAAAGCTTACTGAATACTTTGATGCAATAGAAGTTGAAAGACAATCAAAAATAACAGATGCAAAGGAAAAAGAGTTGCAAGCCTTAGACAATAAGTACGAAGAATTGTATGCAAAAGCAGACCAAGCTGGACAAAGTGATAAAGACTTGATAGCTAAACAACAGTTAGAAATTGCAGAAATAAACGAAAAATACGCAAAGATTGAAAGCGATGCTGTATTGAATCAAAAAAATGAAATCAACAGATTAAAAAAAGAAGCTGAAGAAGAATATTTGAATCAGTTGGAAATCATAAGCGAAGAGAATAGAAGGCGTTTATTAACAGCACAAGAAAATGAAATCCAAGATGTAAGGGATAAATATTTTACACTTGAAGAACAAGCTAACGGAAATGCCGAGCAACTTGCAATTATAGAAACGGCTAAACTAAATGAAATCAATGAAATCAATTTAAAGTATGGTAAAGAAAAAGTAGCTAATGACAAAGCTATTGCTGAAGAACAAAAAAAGATTGATGCCGAAAAAACACTTCAAATAATAAAAAACATTGAAAGAGTTATTGAAGTAGCGCAAGGAGTTCAAAATACATTTACAGCGTTTAACAATTTACAAAATGTACAAGACAATGAAAGACTAAAAAAAGTTAAAGGAAATACAGCTGAAGAGGAAAAAATTAAGCGTGCAATGTTTGAGAGGGAAAAGAAAATGAAATTAGCACAAGTAGCAATTGATACAGCGAGTGCAATAGTAAAAGCAGTTTCAGCAAGTCCTACTACTTTTGGTTTACCATTTTCAGCTTTTGCGCTTGCTACTGGTATCGCTAACGCACAAGCAATTAGAGCAACAACTTTCGATAGTGGTGCTACTCCTTCAAGTAGTGGCGCACCTTCAACTGGAGCAACTGCAAGTAGTTTCACACAGCAATCGAATCAAACAACTGAAACTAATTTAACGGGTGTTAATTTACCAACTCAAAACACTACTAAGGTGGTTGTATTGGAATCTGACATTACTAAAATTCAGAATAGAGTTAGAGTTCAAGAAGCAACTTCAAGCTATTGATGTCGAAGCCGTCACCTAACGAAACGCAACCGTATTTTTTTAGGTGGCTTTGTGCTAAGGGTACATTTGTTTGGTGGATTTTTACGTTCGCACCCTCAAAACCTATCAATTCATAATAATTCAAGTATAATGATTTGATAAAGAAGTTGTCATTTTTCCAAGTGATTTGGTCAAATAGTTCAATAACCTTTTCACAATCAAACCAAACGGGGGAATGTGTTTCAAAATTCTTTAAAGGCTTACCACAACTATTAAGAAAATCAATAGTATTCTGACTTGCTACTTGATAGCTTATAGGGTGTTTAGGGTTTACTTTTAATTCCCCTGAATACATTGCTTTGTGTGGTTGTTTAACGACTAAAAAGTCATCATTCATATACAAGAATCGACCTTTATTTTCACGTGCATAGTTGATTACTTTATGTGCAACGTCAACTCCTCTAATTGTGCTATAATCTTTGTCGTCAATGTGAATAGTTGCGTCTGGATATTCACGTTTAATCAATTTAATTGAAGCGTTTAAATCTGTTTTATCAGTTCCTTTTTTAAACGGATAGAAAATATTTATATTTTTTTTTGCCATATCGAAAATACTTATAACATTTGCATCAATGAGAAAGGATTTACCTATATACAGAATTAGCATTGATTTAGAAAACCCCAATACAACGGTGTCTTTTAACTCTTTGGTTTCTAATCCTGCACACGAGAAATCTTTTCAAACGTTTTCCAAAGTTCAAAGATACGAATTTAACGATGAGAAACAAATAGTAACGGGTGTTGCAATTTCAGCAGACTTTCCAATTTACAGAAAACAAGGTAATGAGGAGTTTTATGTTGTGTTCGATAAACAAGCTATTTCGGATATTGTCGTTGACTACTCTCGAAAAGGAAACTTTAACAACCTCAATGTAGAACACAAATCAAATGATGTGGTAAATAATGCCTTTATGGTGATGCTTTACCAAATTGACAATGAGAAAGGTTTTACAGCACCTGAACGCTTTAAGGATGAATCGGACGGTTCGCTATTAGTAAGCTATAAGATTTTAGATAAAGAAGTTTACGAACGTGCTAAAAGTGGAGAGTTAACGGGATTTTCAATCGAAGGGGATTTTGTAATTGAAGAACTTATGAAGGAAACCGAAAACGAATTTTTAACCCAAGTCATTGAAGACTTAAAAAGTATGTTAAAATGAATAAACAATTAGAAACAATCGCAAACTTAATGAAAGAGTTGAAAGCGAAATTTTCAGCACCCGTTGAAGAAGCTAAATTTGAAACAGCAACGTTAACAGATGGAACGGTTGTCGAGTGGGAAAATGATTTAATGGTAGGTACTCCAATTTTCGTTGTTGATGGCGAGAACAAAGTTCCTGCACCTGCTGGTAACCACACGTTAGAAGATGGTCGCACAATTACAGTTGATGAAAACGGAATGATTACAGAAATCATTGAAGTAGAAGTTCGTGAAGAAATGTCAGCGGATAAAGTAAACGAAATCGTTAACGCTAAAATGAGCGAAGTTTTAGATACATTCTCAAAAGGGTTTGAATCAATTACAAGCGCATTTGAGTCGATGTCAGCAGAACACAAATCATTAAAAGAAGAGTTTGAAGCGTTTAAAAAATTACCTTCAAATCCTGAAAAAGAAAACCAAAAATTTAACCGCCAAGGTGAAGATAGCAACTTGACAGCTAAACAAAATTTACTATTGAAAAACTTAAAAAGAAAATAAGATGAGCTTAAAATCTTTTATCAAAACAAAATTCGACTACGATGTTTCAGATTTAGCACCGTATGTAGACCAACAAAAAGATGTGTTATTAACACGTCAAGTATCTGAAGCAAGAACGCTTCAATTAATCGCAACTCAAACAGGAATCAAAGGTTCTGAAGCGTTGAAGTTGTTGGACGATTCAATTGTTTACCAAGCTGGTGATTGTGAAATGACACCAAACGGAGACACGGTTTTCACGGATAGAAATATCGAAGTAGAGAAAATCGGATTTATGAAAGGGTTTTGTAACTCTGACTTAGAAGGTCTTTGGACGCAATTAGCATTACAAGCTGGTGCAATGGCTGAAGATAAGCAACTTCCTTTTGAGGCGCAAATTACTGATTACTTGTTGAAATTACACGCAAGAGAATTAGACAAATTGATTTGGAGAGGTAACAAGTCAAGTGGAACGGGTAACCTACAATGGATTAACGGGTTCACTCAATTCTTAACAGTTGCTAACGGTTGTATTGACTTGAATACGGGTTCTTTGGCATCGTTAACAGTAGCCAACACTTACGAAGCGTTTATGGATGCTTACGAAGCTATGCAAGCGGTTAATGCTGACTTGACTGAAAATCCTGATGCTACTTTCTTTTGTGGTGTTGAGACGTTGACTAAGTTACGTAGAAATATGATTAACTTGAACTTGTACGCAAAAGGAGTTGATGAAGATGCGTTTACACAATTCTTATTTGGTACTACAAAAACGATTGAAGCAGTACCGGGATTGAACGGAACAAACTCTTTCTACTTCGGTAAAAAATCAGAGTTTATCTTTGGAACTGACCTTTCAAGTGACTTCGATAACTTCGAGTTATGGTATTCACAAGATGACGATAAGTTGTATTTGCGTTCTAAATTCAGAGCGGGTACTCAAGTGCCTTTCTTGAATCAAATCGGAGTATTTGAATTAACTGGAAGTCCAAGCGTATAGTATTAACCATTGAGGGGTTGAAATATACCCCTTTATAAAACTTAGAAAAATATGTGCAATTTAACACAAGGTTTTAACGATAGAGTTTGCGCTGGTTCAATAGGTGGTATTAAGTCGGTTATTCCTATTCCAGTTGATACACTTACGTTCACTGAAACGGGTTTAGAGGTAGCAACTTTGACATCTAGCGTTCAAGTATTCCAATACAAGCTACGTCAAAACCTATCAAACTTTACAGCACCACCAAGACGCAACGAAAACGATGCAGTTTGGTACGATGTAACTTTACAAATGCGATTGAACTCCGACTCTAAAGAGCAACGTGCAGAAATCCATTTGTTAGCTAAAAACGAATTAGCGTTTATCGTTCAAAAAGCGGATAACACTTATGTGCTTATTGGTGCAGAAGAAGGTTTGCGATTAGGTACTGATTCAACTTATGTTAGTGGAACTTTGAAATCTGACGGAACGCCAACGATTTTAAATTTCTTAGGACAAGAAAACAACCCAATCTTAGATGTACCTGCTAATTTAGTGGCTACATTATTAGCGGCGACACCAAGTCCAAGCGTTTAAGATTAAACAAAGATTAGAAAATTAGCCGAGTGTTTTGCATTCGGCTTTTTTTGTTTAAATTTGAAACATGAAAAAAGTATTTTCACCAATTTTAGGTCACATGATTGAAGATTACGGACAAGATTTAACTGTATTCGGAATCGTAAAACCACAAGTTAAACCAAAAATTCACTATGTTAAGGATAACAAACAACGAGGAAAACGTAATAGTTCTGACGCTAAGTGAGTTAGAAGTTAATGATAGTGGAGTTTATCAATTTGAATTTTATCATATTGATAGCAAAACTACAACGGAATTAGAATTAGAAGTTTTTGAAACAAACAGCAGAATAGATACATTTGTATTTGATGCTGAATTTGAAAAGACTGGAGATTACATTTACAAAGTATTTCAAGAAGAACAATTAATTGAAACGGGATTATGTCGGATAATATAAAAGCAATATCACTTTCCTTTAAAAAGGATTTTATAAAACCAATTGAAGAAAGCGATCGTTTGGGTTTTATAAAGTGGGGTAAAAAGAATGATTACCCTTTCTTTATCAACGAACTTTTAAACGGTTCAGCACTTCAAGGTGGAATTGTGAAAGCTAAGGTAAACTATATTTCGGGCGGTGGTATTGAAATCGTTAACGGTGGAAATGAAGCGCAATTATTTATAGAAAATAAGTACACTGATTTTGATTTAAACGAGGTGTTGCAAATGGTATCAACTGACCACGAAAGCTACGGAGGTTTTGTTGTAAAAGGTAGTTGGTCAATGGACGGTTCTAAGGTTGTTAAGTGGGAACATTTGAATATGGACGATTGTCGATTTTCAGAGGACTTAAACACTTGTTTTTTATCTGACGATTGGAACGCACAAATCCAAACTAAGGACAAAACGAATTTTAGAAGTTTACGGGTTTTAGATTTGAAAAATAAAGTAGGTTCGTTTTTTATCTACTATAAAGACCCTACAAAGAAAGCAAAATTTGAAAAAGGAATTTATCCTAAGCCACCGTATTATAGTGGAATTTCAGCTATCAATACAGATATGAATTTGTCTAAGTATTTTGATGCTTTGGTTCAAAATTCATTTAGTGCTGGTACTATGGTGACGTTCACGGGCGGTCAACCACAAACTAAACAAGAAGCAGACAAGTATGTTTCTCAAATTAAAGGAACGAGTGGCGGAGTTGAAAACGCTGGAGAAATCATTGTAACTTTTTCAGATGGAAAAGACTTAGCACCAATAGTTCAACAGCTTAATGGCAACGACTTAGATAAACGCTACGATTATACAAGTAAAAGAGCAACTCAAAACATATTCCAAGCAAATGGAATCACAGCACCGTCACTATTTGGTCAAATGCAAGAGGGTTCGTTTAATTCAGCAGAAAGCCGTGAATTGTACGAAATTTGGAACGCAAACTACATTAATAGCAGACAAAACGTTTTAAATTGGGCGTTTAACTATATGATGGAATTAAGCGGTGTTGTTGGGGAAATTAGATTGAAAGACAATAATCCTTTTAGTTCTATTGAAACAACAACAGAACAACCAACAACAACAACAGACCCTACAATGACTACACCTGAATTAGATGTTGCTAAAAGTGCGTTAAATGGTGCGCAAATTACGTCTTTAGTTGACGTAGTTGCTAAGATAAAAGAGGGAATGCTAACACCTGAGCAAGCGTTAGCAGTTGTTTTATCTTCATTTCCTACAATTGCTGAAACTGAAGCACGTAAAATCGTAGGTTTAAACACACAATTTAGTGCTAATTGTTCACACTCCCACCAATTTAACAACAACGAAATAGAATTATTCGCAACTTTTGGAGTGAATGCAGACGATTACGAAGTATTAAGCACCGAAGAAATAGAGTGGGAAAGCGAGAATGAAATGGTATTTAATAGAAGTAAAGAAATCTTTGAAACTATTGGAGAAATTACAGCGAGTTTAACGGATTTCGACCGTCAACTATTGCAGTTATTAGACGAAGGACAAGATGCTACAACAATTGCAAAGGCTTTGAAATCGGATATTAAAACGGTTGCGGTGCGTATTGCTCAAATGGTAGAATATAAGTTAATAGGAGGTGGAAAAGTTACTGATTTGGGAAAGCGTTTAACAACTAACGACACCTTAGAATTTGAAGTTAGATTTAAGTACGCATTAAGAAGTCCAACCCCACCACTTGAAGGGAAAAGTAGAGAATTTTGTGTGCAATTAATGGACTTAAATAGACTTTATTCACGTGATGAAATCGAAACAATTAGCAGTCGAGTAGACCGTAACGTTTGGAATTATCGTGGTGGATATTGGACGAACGCAGACACGGGGGTAACAACACCTTATTGCCGTCACATTTGGAATCAACAACTAATCGTAAAAAGATGATAACAACAGTAGAAGTAATAAAAGAGTACGGTCTTACTCAACAAGGTGCAGACACTAAAACTATAAGCATTCAAATACAACGATGTCAAGATATTTATTTGCGTCCTGCGTTGGGAATTGAATTACTAAATTACATTTTAGTTGAAGGTAACAGAACGGGCAACTACCTAACGCTTTATGATACTTATATATTGCCTTGTGTGGTTGCTTATGTTGATTATCGTTGCGCTGTATTCTTAACTACTAAGATTACTAATAAAGGCGCAGGAACTACAACAGACCAAAACTTTAACGCCAACAACGATGCCGAAAATACCGAGTTTTTATCGAGTTTAAAAGCTGATGCTGACTTTTACAAAAATGAATTAGTTAAGTACCTTAGAGACGACAACGGCACTATGTTCCCACAATACACCCTTGTTGATGACTTGATGCCAAAAGACAGAACGGGAATTGTACCTAATTGGTACGGTGCAACTACTCCAATATTCAACAACCGTACAAACTGTTACGAATGCGAATGACTATAAATAAGATAGTTTCGGAGTTGAAATACATCCAAGTTCAACACCGTCAACTTAACGATTTCTTTTTTGGGGATTTTGTCGATGCTATCAACAAAGAAACGCCACCACAATATGCTTACTTAATTGCTACATTGCAAAATTCAACTGATAGTAATAACACCGTTGGTGTAAATATGATATTGACTGTTTGTGACCAATATGAATTAGGTAACACACGAATGATTCAAGAAATACATTCAGATTGCTATCAAATCCTTAATGACATTAAAACAACGATGTTACAAGAGCGGTGGGTGGATTTTATGGACATTAATATAAATGTTTCTAAAGAGCCGTTTATTAATAAAGGTCACGATGTAACAGCAGGTTGGTCTATGTCGGTGCAAATGAATGTATTTGATGAGCAAAATTGGTGTAATATTCCTTACATTGATTATGACTTTGAGAATGGTTACGTACCACCAAGCACCGATTGTTTGCCAGTAACTGTTATTGATGGCGTTGATATTATTGAAGTTCCAAGTGGTGGTGAATATACTTGTTCAAATGAGCCAACAGAAATAACAGTTAGCAACAGCAACGACACGTATTCAGTAACAACAGATGAAGATTTGACACTACCTAATACAACGGTTAACGTTTATGTAAATGGATCGCTTAATTCAACTGGAACGATTGTAACCTTAGACCCTAATCAAGTAATAAATATAAGCGTATGAGTTTAGATATAAATTTAACAAATGTCGAAAGCACGACAAATAAGAAAACAAATTTAACTGATAATTCAGATACGTTTTACCCTACACAAAAAGCGGTAAAAACAGCAGTTGATGCGAAGGAAAATACAATAACAGCAGGTACAACAGCGCAGTATTTTCGTGGCGATAAAACGTTTCAGACGTTAGATAAAACAGCAGTTGGATTAAGTAACGTTGATAATACAAGCGATGCGAATAAACCCGTTTCAACAGCTACTCAAACAGCATTGAATGCGAAGTTCAACAACCCAACGGGTACAACAGCGCAGTATCTTCGAGGTGATGGAAGTTTAGAAACTTTTCCAACGATTCCAGATGCAAGCGATTTTGTGGAAAAATCCGATTTCACTTCGCATTCTATTTTAGCCAAACAAAGTGGAGCAAGCGACCCTGTTGCAGTTTCAATTGGAAACAATGAAATTTTAGGAAGAAAAAGCGGTGGTGGTTCTAATATTGAAGGACTTTCTGTTAGCGAAGTGAAAAGTTTACTTAATTATACAGCTTCGGACGTTGGAGCGGTTGCTACAAATTCAGCCATTACGGGCGCAACGAAAACTAAAATAACTTACGATGCAAAAGGACTTGTAACAGCAGGAGCGGATGCAACCACAGCGGATATTGCGGATAGTTCAAATAAACGTTACCAAACTGATAATCAACAATTATTCAACGATGCAACTTCGAGTATTCAAACACAATTAGATGCAAAGCAAAGTAAGTTGTTAGCCAAAAAACTAGGTGCATCAGCAACTATTGCTACAACGGTTGAATCTATAATTGGTAATGTCGAGATTTTAGGTGGTACACTTGCAAGTACTGATTATTTGAATATTAGAAGTAGAGCAAGAAAAACAGGTGCTATTGGTA